CGGCCAGCCCTCTCCGTTGCCCCGCCGGAAGAAAACGGGGTCAGTTGACCCCATTATTTGAAAGTGATCGAGGCTTTCAACTCAGCGATCAGCGCATTGAACTCAGGCTGCGTCATGCCTGAGTCGAGGATGAGCGCTTTGACGGCGGTATAGGTCTTGCGCGGCGCTTTAACGGCCTCTTTTTTCGCTTGCGTAGTGTGCTTCGCAGCGAATTTCGGTTGCTCTGGATGCAGTTTGAAAATGCGCGAGAGTAGTTGCTCTGCCGCAGTATCCTTATCGAATGTCGCCCAGCCGAATTTCTGACTGATTTTCACTTCGACACCGTACTCACGAGCAAGAATCGCCGCGACAAAGTCACGCCAGTCTGTCAGCTTGAATTGCTTTGCCAGCTCTGCGAGCTGCGCGCGGTTTGTCACTTGCTTTTTGTCTAGATCGATAGCGGTGATGACTAGGGTTTCGAGTGATTGGTTTGCTTTGACGTTTTGCATGATTGACTCCATTGCGTTAAAGGGTTTGCCGCATGGCATTTGCCAGCGACAAGACCCATTATCCAGAAACCATGTTTTGATCGAAACGAATGGGGTCAGATTCACCCCGTTTTCGGCCTGATTTTGGCCGTTTTTCGCACCCCACCGTACCCCCACCCCCCTAAATTTGCATGGCAGGGGGGCAGCCCATAGAACAGTGTTTTACAACCATCCCCACTATTCCCGTTATCACCTAGACAACACCATCCACACCCCCCACCAATATTATAAAAATTTTAAAAAACCACTGTTGTTAAAAAACTAACAGCACAAACGAAAAAAAAGCCCCGTTGCCGGGGCCAATCTCGCGATTAACGAGGGGAGAAACAAACGGCAACACTTGCACGCTTGCAGCTTCAACTATACACTGCGGCCAACGTGGTTGCAAGGACCATCGCATGTTTGACCATTTGATTGATTTTGAGCCGCAAATTGAGGCCGCTCCTGTTGGGTTTGTGCCCGTGGAAAAAACACACCCCACGGAACATGTTGACGCACAAACCAACACCTTAGACTGGCTAAAAGAGCTAGGCGCAATAGACGAAGAAGAAATTGCTACCGAAGCGCAGGTCAGTGCGGCGCGGACAGCCTTTACCCAACTGGTTACGGCCCAACCGCCTAATCAAACCCACAAGGCGCTGGAACAAATCAAAACCCCTGCGGCTGTTCAGCACTTGGTCGGCATGCTAACGGCGTATGATTGGCATTTTATTAATCAAGCGCAAGAGATTCGTGGTTATGCGGTAGCGCAATTACTGGAAGAAACCAAACACCCCACCGCTTCTGTCCGCTTAAAAGCGCTTGCTCTCTTGGGCAAGGTTACCGAGGTCGGGTTATTCACTGAGAAAATTGAGGTCAAGAAGACCGAACTATCCGACGTTGAACTAGAAACACGCATCAAAGAAAAGCTTAACAAAATAGCAAAGATTGTGGACATTACCGATGTTCAAGAAATTCAAGAAATTCAAGAAATAGATTGTCAAGAGTTAGACACAGCAGAGGACGACGGTGAACGCAATACTGAGTCCTGAAGAAATCAAGGCGCTAAACCGCATTTTGCCCACGCTAAACCCGCAGGAGAAAGCGGAGCTGTTGGCGGACTTGGAAGAGCGCGCATCCCGTGCGTCAAAGCAGATAGGTAAAGACTCACTTCTCGGGTTTGCCACGCACGTCTACCCCGGCTTCAAGATTGGGGCGCATCACAGAAAACTCTCCCGCATTTTCGAAGACGTGATCGAAGGCAAAAAGAAGCGCGTCATTATCAATATTGCGCCACGTCACGGCAAGTCCGAATTTTCGTCCTATCTGTTCCCGGCTTATTTTCTTGGCAAGTATCCCAATAAAAAGATCATCATGGGCACCCACACGGCGGGGCTATCGGAAGACTTTGGTCGGCGGGTGAGAAACCTGATTGAGAGTGACGAGTATCAAGAGCTGTTCCCTGATACACGCATTGCAGACGATCAGAAGGCAGCAGGTAAATGGTCAACCGGTGCAGGGGGGCAGTACTACGCTGCTGGTGTCGGCGGTGCGTTGGCCGGTCGTGGGGCTGATTTGTTTGTGGTCGATGACCCTCATTCGGAACAGGACATAAAATCAAACTCCAGACTTGCCTTTGATACCGCGTGGTCATGGTTCCAGACAGGTCCATTGCAGCGTCTAATGCCCGGAGGGGCAATCATTGTCATTATGACTAGGTGGTCGCTGTTGGATATAACCGGTAAGCTGATTGACTACCAGACACGAAATCCAGAAGCCCTGCCGTGGGAAATCGTCGAACTCCCCGCCATCCTGCACGAGAATTCAGATAAAGAGAAAAGCCTGTGGCCTGAACAATGGCCGTTAGACCAGCTAAAGAAAGTTAAAGCAGCGCTCGACCCCCGGTACTGGAACGCCCAGTACATGCAGCAGCCCACCTCAGAGTCGTCAGCCATCATCGCGCGAAAAAGCTGGCGCATCTGGCTAAACGACGACCCCCCGAAGTGCGAGTACATTATCCAGAGCTGGGATACGGCGTACGAGACCAAGAACTCGTCTGACTTTTCCGCCTGCACCACATGGGGCGTGTTCTACAACGAGGAAGAGAACGACACCCCGCAGGTCATACTGCTCGATGCGTTTAAAGACCGAATAGCGTTTCCAGAATTAAAACAAGTCGCCTTGAAGCACTACAAGGAGTGGGAACCCGATGCGTTCATTGTGGAGAAAAAGGCAGCCGGTGCCCCGCTCATCCAAGAACTCAGAGCAATGGGCATCCCCGTCCAAGAGTTCTCCCCCAGCCGAGGCAACGACAAGATCGTCCGAGTCAACGCTATTGCGGATTTATTCTCCTCTGGTAAAGTCTGGGCACCTGATACCCGCTGGGCACGAGAAGTCATCGAAGAAGTGGCAGCGTTCCCGGTGGGCGAGCACGACGACTTTGTAGACACCACCTCTCAAGCCCTTCTGCGTTTTAGGCAGGGCGGCTTCATTTCATTAGATACGGACGAACCGGATGACGTGCGGTATAGCATCCCACGCAAAGCGGCTTATTACTGATGGAACACTTTGACGATCTAACAGCGTTTGCTTCTTGGTGGCTTGCCAACCGAGCGTTGTTCCCACCGCCTAATGCAGTTACGGTCTATGACAACATGACGGGAACGTGTCTTTACCGTGATAGCTGCTACCAAGTACAGATGTTTACTGCGCGGCCTAACTCTAGTGCTCCGTCGCACATTCACCCCAACGTAGACAGTTATGAGTTATATCTGTCGGGGGATTTAGATTTTGTCATTAACGGGGTCATTTACTCGCATACGCAGATTGCCAACAACCCAGTTCCGGTGAGGATATACCCATCTTACTGGCACGAAGGAATAACCGGGAATCTGGGCGGTTCTTTTTTGTCCATTCAAAAATGGCTCAACGGCACACCACCTTCTTGCGTAGGGAACGACTGGCTTGATGTTAACGGCTTAACGCATGGCAGTTGCCCTAACAAACTTGAGGATTAAATCATGGCAATCGACAAAAGTCTTTACGCAGCACCAACAGGCTTGGCCGCACTAGGGGAAGAAGAACCCGACCTTGAGATTGAGATCGTAGACCCGGAAGAAGTCAGCATTAAAACAGCCGGTCTTCAAATTTCATTGCTGCCTGAACCGACAACGGCAGAGACGTTCAACGCTAACCTTGCGGACTTTATTGATGACGATGTGCTGCTGCAAGTGGCAGGCGATTTGGAAGAAGACATCAACAACGATAAGAACGCTCGCAAAGAGTGGGAAAAGTCTTACGTAGAAGGCATCAAGCTGTTGGGCTTGCAGATTGAAGAAAGAACAGAACCATGGAACGGCGCATGTGGCGTATTCCACCCAATGATCACAGAGGCGGTTGTCCGCTTTCAAGCTGAGACGATTACCGAGACGTTCCCTGCACAGGGGCCGGTGCGTACCAAGATTATTGGTAAAGATACGCCAGACATACAAGAAGCCGCAGCACGCGTAGAAGAGGATATGAACTTCCAGTTGACGGAAGTGATGACGGAGTACCGGCCAGAACACGAGCGCATGCTGTGGTCACTGCCAGCAACAGGCTCGGCGTTTAAGAAAATTTATTACGACCCCAACCTCGGTCGCCAAGTGGCGATGTTTATTCCAGCAGAAGACATCCTACTGCCGTACGGTACGACAGACTTGGACACTTGCCATCGCATGACGCATGTGATGCGCAAAACCAAAAACGAGATTATTAAGTTGCAGCAAGGCGGGTTTTACTGTGACATCGAGCTGCCTGATCCTCCCAAGATGGAGGACGACATTAAGAAAGCCAAAGACAAAGAAACAGGTTTTACCAACTTAAACGACGACCGTTATGTGTTGTTTGAGTGCCATGTGGATTTGAACTTAAAGGGCTTTGAAGACAAAAATGAAGAGGGTGAAGAAACGAGTATTGCGCTGCCGTACGTAGTCACCATACTAAAAGGTACCAATACGGTTTTAGCAGTGCGTCGTAATTGGTTAGAAGACGACCCGCTTCAGCTAAAGCGTCAGCACTTTGTGCACTACCAGTATGTCCCCGGCTTTGGTGCGTATGGCTTCGGTTTGTTTCATTTGATCGGTGGGTTTGCCAAGAACGCCACATCGCTGATGAGGCAGTTGACCGACTCAGGTACGTTGTCGAACTTGCCCGGTGGGTTGAAGTCACGCGGCTTGCGTATTAAGGGCGACGACACACCGATTGCTCCGGGTGAGTGGCGTGATGTGGATGTAGCCTCGGGCAACATCCGTGACTCCATACTGCCGCTGCCGTACAAAGAACCATCGGCCACGTTGTTCCAGTTGATGAACACCATCGTGGAAGAAGGGCGACGGTTTGCCGCTACCGCAGACATGAAGATTTCAGACATGTCGGCACAAGCCCCGGTGGGCACAACGCTGGCGCTCTTGGAGCGGCAACTGAAAGTGTTGACTGCGGTGCATGCGCGAGTTCACTTCACGCTGAAGAAAGAACTCAAACTACTCAAAGACATCATCCGCGACTTCACTGATCCGGACTACGACTACACGCCAGAGTACGGCACCAAG